TACACAGCCGACCTTACGTCTAAGTGCCTTGCGTTTAAAGGGAAGGTGTTTACCATTCTGAAATTAGACGGCTTCAAATCAGCTAAAGACGCACTTCTCCCGGGCGGCCTTGAGGCTTTTAATTTCTCCGTTGAACAGCGTGCCCTTATCATGAAGGCTTACAAGGACTGGCTCGGGGAGTTTGACCTTTCGGATACCAATAGCCCGGTGAATTGGTACTACGGGCAGGCTTACAGCCTGGGGCTTATTCAGGCAGCGGAGATACTCGGAGAAGGCACACCCAAGCTCGACATGATTCAGAACAAACAGATATTTAATCAGCTTGCGGAAAACGGCTTTCAGCTCGTAAAGGACAATGCCACGGCAATGCTCAGGGAAGAAATTATCCCAGCCATGGAGACGGGCGTTGTCGCCGGTCTGAATCCCCGGGATGTTGCGCGAAAGCTGGACAGCATATTCGATGATAAAAATTCAGACTGGGAGCGGCTTGCCAGAACCGAAATGACAATGGCCGCAGAGACCGCGAAATTAAAGGAGTGGGGGGCCTGGGGCGTTGAGGAGGTCGAGTTTCTGCCTTCGCCCGATGCCTGTCCTCTCTGCATGTCACTGGCCGGTACTTATCCGATTACAAAAGCTCCGATACCGGCAAAAGACACACATCCAAGGTGTCGGTGCAGTCTGCTTCCTGCGGAGGAAAAATAACCGATGCCAGTAAACAGGATTATTTTCTGTTATAAGAATAATGCAAAAGGAGGTATTCGGTGAAGAAGGGCGAAACGGAAAAGATAGGCTCAACAAAAGGCGAGGGCAAGGACAAGGATTTTCAGGGACCGGGTGTGGAAGGAGAAAAGTCTCCTGAAAGCAATCCCGAGGCCCCGAAAGAAGAAGCTCCAGAGGCTCCGTCAACTTCCGAAATGGTTACAGGTGAAGACGTCATAAAGAGGCTTCGGGAAAAGGGAAAGAAAATATGAAAGATATGATGGTCGGTGCCAAGTCGTTTGACTTAAAGGAGTTCGGCGTCGAAATCAGTCCGGAGATGTTAGCGAAAATCAACAATTACACGCTCAAACCGCTGACTGCCGACGATGTATATGTAAGAAAATATTTACTCGCGCATAACGGCATAGACCGTGATAACGAGAGGTTTCCGGAAGACCTGCTTAATGATTTCATGACGACACTCCCCGGCAAGTCATTCCTGAAAAACCATGATAAGAACAGTTTGCCGATCGGCAGGTTTTTCAATGCGGCCACTGAAACCTTTGGCCCTGATTTCTTTAAAGAACTCACCGGCGAAGAAATCTCTTTACCTGATACCGTTACAGCGGCAAAGGTTCTATGGGGATGGGTGTATATGCTCAAGTCCGATTTCAACAATGAGTTGATTACGAATATCGACGGCGGGATTTATCGCCATGCTTCCATAGGCTTTAGAGCAACCGACCTTGTCGCCCAGAAAGCGGATATAAATAGCGCCGTCCAATACTGGCAGTATGTCGCCCCCGGTGAAGCCACTGAATCATCCATTGTGTGGCTCGGCGCTCAGCCGGGAGCTATGGCAGTCAAAAAAATAAAAGAGTCCTCGAAGGAGGAGGGAGGTAAGAGCATGGATTTACAGAAAGTCTCAAAAGCCTTTGGTCGTGCAGTTACGGAGGAGACGATTGCGGAGGTTCACACGCAGATCATCTCCGAGAAGGACGCCGAACTCGGGACGCTCAATACACAGGTCGGCGCTCTCAATACAGAGGTCAGCGGGCTCAAAGCGCAGGTGTCGGCACTTCAACCGCTTGCAGAAGAAGGTAAGGCTTTCAGGGATGACCTGATTAAGCAGTACCACACGCTCAAGGTCAAGGTGGAGGACGTCAAGGAGACCCTTGAGGCAAAAGCATCCCTTGAAGCAATTGCGAAGGCTTACCCTGTCGAGTTTCTGCGTGACGAGATAAAGATTCTCAATGAAAGGGTGGCGGTCAAATTCCCTGACAGGGACCAGCTTAAGGGAGATGCGAGGCAGGACAAGTCCGGTGATTCCGGGAAGAAAAACGTTTTAGTGCCGGACGAAAAATAAAATAATAAAAATTATCAAAGGAGGAAGTTCAATATGGCAACAGCTGTGATTCAGGATAGCATACAGAATGTAAGGACCCTTCAGTTTGCGCATTCTGCGGGAGTTTCCGATGGCGATGTAATCGTCAAGAACAATCTTGTTGTTGTGGCAATCAACACGGCGTTGGCAAATATTTCAAACGCCTGGGTGTATTTCGGAAAGGCGCTCATGCCGAAAGAGGCGTCACTCGTGGTTGCCGTGGGAGACATCGTTTACTGGGACGAAAACGGCCTGGTAAGCGGGTGTATTACCAAAACATCGACGGCAAATATCATGTGCGGTTTTTGTGTACAGTCTGCCCTAAGTTCCGACACAACCGTCCTCGTTCAGTTGTTCCCGGACCTCACTAATGTAGGGACTGCCGAAATCGCTCCCGGTGCAGTTGGTCCAACTGAAATGGCTGCCGGAGTTCTCAAGGTTGCAAAGGTTACCCTGACCAACGGCCAGATTAAGGCATTGAGGGGCACACAGAAAACACTCGTTGCGGCTCCCGGAGCAACCAAATCAATCGAGTTTGTGGGTGCAGCTCTCTTTTTGAATTACGGCTCCGAGGTGCTCACCGAATCAGCCGATAATCTGTCAATCAGGTACACGAACGGAACCGGTGTCAAGGTCAGCGTGGACATCGAAGCTACCAACTTCATTGATGCGGCCGCTGACACATTCACAAATGCGATACCCGTAAAGGACGCAATTGTGGCCGCTGCCGGTGCGCTGGACCAGCCCCTTGTGCTCGACAATGACGGAGACGGTGAATATGCCGGCAATGTGTCAGCCGATACCACAATGACGATCTGGATTGCGTACAGAATTCTCGACTGGAGCTAATAGGTGAGTGAAACAACCATAAGGTTTCAGGGAATTCTTATCAGGCACTTAAAGGGCATGCTTAATGCCTGGGAAGAATGGCTTACTGAACAAGCAAAGAAAAAATAATAAAACAAATTTCCCGACTCGCTGACAACCTCGCATAAACGCCTCGTTGTCTAAGGCGCCTCTTGGGACAAACAAGGGAGGACTTAGACAATGGATCTTTATGGACACAAGATGTTCGACTGGTCGAAGATTAATGAAATACCGGCGGCCGAGCGGAAAGACAAGATCGTAGAGGCGGCGGCACATCTCATCAAAAAGATTTCCGGCACCCCTCTGTCACACCACGGTATCAAGATGGTCGGCCCCGACTCATCTTTACAGGGTATGGCGCCCATCGCCCTCATATTCTCCGACACGACCAAAAGTCCGGACAGAGGATTTGAGTATCTATTCTCCGAGGTAGACATGCGTGCCTCTGCGAACGCGTCCTTTGACGTTATGGACATCACCGGCGGGGCAACATTCTATCAGCAGGTGAACGGTGAGGAAGCCAAGCTTTCGCGGCTCCCGACTGCCGCAAAGACATCGGTCGGTTTTTTGAGGTTTACCGGCGGTTATAACATCATGGACGACTGGTTGAGATTCAATCAGTATTACAAGATCGACCAGCTGACCGCGGACACGATCAGGAGATGGTGGGACAACAAGGCAACTATCTTCTACGGCTTGCTCTCAGGGATGACGGCCGGAATCAATGAGTCTTTCGCAACCGACGATGTTACCACGATCAACAACGCCTGTGCTCAGATACTTACCGATATGGCGGCAGCGGGCTACGCGGTAGACGAAAACGAAAGATTCGCAATCGTCTGCAATCCGAAGCTCAGGGCCAGAATCTTCAAGGCACTGGCTCAGACCTACACGATCGCAAATGCCAGCGCTAACGGCAACCAGATTGTCTACAATGTGGATACCGTTATCAGCACTACAAAGCTGGTCAATACATCCTATTACATTGCCATGCCCGGCTTCAAGAGCCAAAGGGGTGAATGGGACGACCTCAATCTCAGGCCGCCTCAGAGAAATGAGATGGTGCTCGGCGCCGCGCACATCTGGACCGGCGCTTATAACGGCATCATCGGAGAAGTTAAGCAGTACAGGAGATGCGCTTTAAGTTAATAAACCCCCTATAGACAGCCTGGGGAGTGATCCTCAGGCTGTCGAATCGGAGACAACAATATGGCAATAGAAGTTCAGGACGTCCTCGACCTCGGCTTTAAGTCTGAAATGTTCAGGATAAGAGGGGGGTCTTCTTTTGATGGATATATCGAGGAAATCATTGCACTTAAAGCGGCCATCCTTAAAGGCCAAATCGGACTTGCTCTCTACAATACGACCGATGCCCTTAAAATCGAATATGTCAAAAGGATAGAGGTTTGTTATGTTGCCTCGGAACTCTGCCAGAGGCGCATCAATATTATGCTGGCGAATGTCGATAGCACTCCCGAAACCGCGCCGGTATATAAACAGCAAAAGTCCTATGACAGCGAGTCCGATAGTCTCATGAACCTGCTTACGGAATATGGCTATTCCGGGCATACCGCAGTGTCGTCTCATTTTTCTTCTGCAAGCGAGGTCCCTGACGATGCTTGATATTCAGGTCACATACGACACCGGGATTGTGGACATAAAGCTCGACGGCCTGGGCAAGGAAATGCCGGTTGCCCTGAAACGCGGCCTTGTGATTATAGCAAAGGGAGTTTATCGGGAAGCCGTGGCTCTTGTGAATGGCCGTGGCACTCAAGGAGTTACAACGGCTAAAGGCTGGAAGAGACAGTCTATCCCGGCAGGCGGCTATCCGGTCCCTGTCCGCACGGGGCATTTAAAACAGAGTCTGAACTGGCTCAAGCCGGGAGAAGCAAAGTCCTCAGACGGTCTCGAGGTTCGCGCTGCTGAAAACGAGGTTATCATTTTCGATTCGGCTTCTTATGCGAAATCGGTGCATGACGGTCTTGGTCCAAACCGCAAGTATGGTCCCCGGCCTTTTCTGAGGGATGCGCTTGCTAAGTTCCGCGCAAAATCCGATCCCGTCAAAATTCTAAATGAAGAAGTAGGCAAGGTGACATCGAAATGACGGAAATCGTTAATTATCTGAATGCCATTAAACTGAGGCTTGAAACTAACGGCGCTGCCTTTTGTTCCGACAGGTTCAATAAGGAATTTACGGTCCAAAAGGTCTTTCGCTCAAAGAAGGAAATCGGCTCAGAGCAGTTACCAATGGCTTTTATTACAAGGCCACGGAAAGCGGTCC